GCGGGACTTTGGGTGTTGATCGCCTTCGCTGATGGACGTTGTGCCCCCTGGCAAGGATATGGCCGAAGCTGCTGAAGTTTAGGCGACGGATGCAGTGGAGTGAAGGCTTAGGCGCGAGCACATTAGCACAATTTGGATTATCTTCAGGGTGTAAAACTATGAGCGAAGTTTTACAAAGTGCCGAGGTTAACCGGCCACCATCAAGTGAACCAATTCAATCGGATCTTAGATCCGTGGGGCAGACTGGTGCTGCCTCTAAAAAGAGAACCCATCGCGGCCCACGTCGCCGTAAGTCGGGTTTTCGACAGCGGGCGGAAGTGACCCCTTATATCACTCAAGCCGACCAGGTGTTACCATGGGTGTTGCAAGTGGTCGTGATGGGGAAATCATTAGATATTTCTCCGAACAACGAGGCGTTGTTGTCTCTGATGTCCATCTCTGCAGCCATCGACCGGGATGTGCTTGTGACATTGGTGCAGCTTGCACCTGTATCGGGTGTCTTCGCGTACTCTACTTCCCTGTTAAAACAGGGTGGGGCAATGTTCATCGAGGCCAATTCTGCGAATGTGGGCGGGGTCTTAAACCCCGTCAACGAACACCATGTTGCATGTCCGCGCATGTACAATGCATTGGTCCGGGGCAGATTTGCTGTAATCGCTGCAATGCAGTGTTACCATCCAACATCAGTACCGATGAATGTTTGTTCCTGCCGTTGGCAAGTGCCGGACCTGGGCCAGTGGAAGACCTCACAGTCAGACAAAGTCCAGGTGTCCAGCCGCCCCCTGGTGGTGAGCGAACTACCGGTGCGGATACCAGTAATAGGAGTGGGTGGCTGCAGGCCTTTTCATCACAACAAGTGCAGCTGTCCAGGCCGGGGCGAACCCAAGGAGACCGGGTGTATTCGCAGGGTGTTTTGTCTTGGGTCAAATCCGGATCCGGCAATAGCGCCCTTGGCTTTGGTAGAGTCCTTAGCGAGCCTCCGCTTGGATGGGCTTTCAAAACCAGTGGGCTGGCATTACGAGCCGGCCCACCCTCCTGTGTCCAATTGGGCAGAGGTCGTCAAGAAACAGCCTGGGACTACCCAGAAATCGACGAGACGGAGGAAGAGGAAGAACACGTCGAGCGAGAGCGAACCGTTGTACGATCAAGCGGATCTGGGTCATCCTTACTCAGATCTGGAGGATCGGAGTCAGTGAGTACTGACTCGGGAGTGGTGGCCAAATTTGTCCCTCCACCACACCCTTATCAAAAGAAAGAGCCAAATATGACTCGGGACATTTACCGCAAGCCACTTGGGTTGGATCATGTGGAAGAACTAAGAAGCTTCCTTGCTTTCCAGCTATTTGGTGTGCGAAGAGAGGCGGGCGTTGAGATGTTATCCTATATTAAAAGGAAAGCCGAGGGCTATCGTAGATCCAAGATGCCCATGTGTACAGAGACAGAATGGCTCTGGACATTTACTGAAGCTGTCAACGCCTTAGGCCATAGCCCAGCAGAAAGGAATTTATCAAATGTGTATGCTGAGATGGGGCCAACCCATGCTTTGCGCACTAATGCGGTCATCGATGGATTGTATATTCCAAGTGAGTTGCCATTGATGGCACGCATCCTGCATGGACTAATTCGACCCCTCTATTCTGCCTATCTTTCAGCGCGACACCCATTTACTGATCACCGCATTTTGAATTGGCGGCTCGACCAAATGGTGATGCAGCGCGCTTTGCCACAAAAGATATGACGGTTTTTGGAAGTCCCAGCCAAAATTTATTGTTGTGATCGACCATTGAAGAAGCGGCTCGGTGAACACGCGGAAATTACTCACATGCCTATGGAGGGCTGTGAGCATAAACGGTTAATGACACAGATAGTCCCGTTGTTGGAACATCCTGATGTCTTCCCCTGTGGTGGCTATTATGCATGTATCCGTAATGAATACGTGTCGATGAATGAACGCCATCACCAGGAAATTCCATTGTTCACTGTAGAGTCGAATACTATTTGGTCTTGTGCATTTCAGATGCTTGGTGAACGTTACCCACCTAGAAGTGTTTCACGGCTCAGTGAAGCGAACCTGATCTTACAGTCTAGTCAGAAGAGACGTAATCGAATCAGGAACGCCTTTGAGCGTATTCACAGAAATGGTTGGGATAAGCGTTATGCCAATGGCAAGATGTTTACGAAGTGGGAGAAGTTTACGGACGACGGTGCAATGCTAGATGGATGTGTGCGGTTGATACAACACAGATCCGATGAGTACTGTTATACGTTGGCTCGTTACTTAAAACCTGTAGAGAAGGCTCTCCTTTATTCCAGGCGACGTGGTGATCGGGAGTTTGCTAAGGGTATGACTCCAGCCCAGCGGGCTAGGCGATTGCAGCGCATGGATAAGTGGGCAGATACTGTCTGGCTAGAATTAGATCATAGCAGATATGATGCACACCTTCAAGAGGGCATACGTAAACATGCAAGGGAATATTTTTGCCAATATTATAAGAATGATACAAAACTTAGGCATCTTCTCTTGCAGCAGCGGGATAATAAGTTTCGATCCGCAACAGGGATCCGGTATAAAATGAGGGGGACTATGTGTTCGGGTGATTATAACACTAGTCTGGAGGATAATGCCATTAATTTGGCAATTCTTCTTTACCTCATGCGTAAGGTGCCTGATGCTGAGTTTTTAGTGGATGGGGATGACTCAGTCATTTCTCTGTCAGCCCGCGATCTGATAAATGTTGATTACAATGATTTGACCAAAGCCTGTCTAACCACAAAACGATTTATTAAAAACCAATTGACCGAAGTTGACTTTTGTCAGTGTCGACCTCTCATGATTGGGGGGCATCCCAGGTTAGTGCGAAATCCTTTTCGCGTAATTTCTAGGGCCCCTTATACCATTAAAAGGTATCAATCTGAGATGGTTTATAGGCGACTGCTCAAAGCTGTTGCTTTGTGTGAGCTCTCTTGCAATGTTGGAGTTCCTGTACTTCAAAGTTTTGCTGAGTGCTTGTCGAGCTCAGCTGGAGATGTGGAGCCCCTCGCTGGCGAGTTGGATGAAATGTTACATTACCGTCGTGTAAAGTTACATAGCCGTCCGCAACCGATCACTGATGAGGCACGAGCCGATTTTTCAGTGGCTTTTGGTATCTCAATAGAGGAACAAAGGTCGCTTGAGGGTCTGTTCGACTCGTTGGTCTTGCCAATCGTTTTGGTTGGGAGCCGTGAGGGGTAAATCACGGTTTAAGCTTCC